TATGCAACAGCGGGAAAATTAAATAGTATTCAAACTGAAATTTTAGGCACGAATATGTTAAACATTAAAAATATTCTCAAGCCACCTGCTTTACCCTTGGCGACGATTACAAAGTTCCCGAAACAGGGCTCAGGAATCACGGGCATAAGAACTCCTGATAACTCCACTTTAATCTCTGGGAATACGACAGGTACAGGTAGACCCATTAACCGAATTAGTACGATAGGTAAGCCCGATCTTCCCGAACCCTTTGGTACGTCCAGGCTCCCTAAACCAGGGCCCGGGGATATTCAGGCTTTTCAAAAAGCGTTAGATGCTAAAACAGGAATGTCCCGAGCGATTGCTAGAGAACTTTTACTCAAAGACACAAGACTTAATTTACCCGACGATGTTTTAAAAAGTTTAAGAACAGGAAGCAGAGGAGAGGATCCTTTAGACCTTATGAAAAGATATTATGGGCAGAGTATGTTAAAATACGATGACTTTTTAAATGACGTCATGCCTCGTCCCAATATGGATCCTAGATCTATTGCAACACGAATTTTAAGCGAAGTCGAACTGATACCTCAATTTGCAGAGGGTGGTCTAGCTGATATTATGCAAACGCCAAGAAGAGGACGCGTTACGCATCCGGGCGGTTACGCAGGATCCAAACGTCAAGCCTTTATTGATTTGGCTGCAAGAGGCGGAAGCCGACAAGATTTTATCGATTTAGCAAATTCTTTTATGGGTCAAAAACCTCCAGTTAAAGATCCTTTCGAAAACTTAACTATCTATGACATGTTGATGAGTGGAGCTTTAGAAAGCGAACTTAAAGATGGCGGACTAGCTAAGATTTTGGAGGTATAATGGCATTACCTTCACTTGTTCATAAAAATCCTAATGGTTGGTATAGAGTCGCGCTTCAGCGAGGAGACATAAGAATCTTTGAAAATTTTGGACCCACTAAGTATAAAACTACTAGTGACGCGTTAGCAGCCGCTACTAAATATGCAAAAAAATTACAGGTAAAATACTTAATTCCAGAAAAAAAAGGAGCTGCGATAGGATTGAACGTCGGTGAAATCAACCGAGATTATATTTTAAACAAATTGAAAAAGGGGTATGTCGTAAAGGACATTGCTCAAGAATGGGGTCGTAAAAATAATATTAACATGGACCGTTCAAGAGGATCCTATAATCCAGAAGCGTCTAAAATTTATAAAAAGATAAATAATCAAATTTTTGGTTATTCACAACCAGCTCCTTATTCATCAATACCAGCGGATAACGAATTACTTAAAATATTAGAAACAAACAAAGCTAATAGAGCGCCTGAAGTTGTTCAAAGACAATTCAACGAATTTATTAAAAATAATCATAAAAAATATGTGAATAAACCCGGAGGAACAGAAAAGCTTTACGCTGACGCGGTTAAATGGTTTGAAAAAAATAATCCTGGTCCTGTTCTTAGATATGAAGGAATAACGACAGACATGAGGCCTGATCAAAAGGTTATTAGAGGATTAGTATCAGGAGAAGGAGCAACTCTCGCAAGTTTTAGAAAAGGAAAAAAAGAAATTAAGCAACTCGTTTCTCCTGCATCTAGGACTCGAAAACCTGAAATATATCAGACGAGANAAGTTTCTTGGGAAAAAGCTGCCGAGTCTTTAGGAATGACTCGGGGTCAGTATCAGGGCATGTTGCAGAAAAATATGATAGAGCCTTTGAAGAGATTATTTCCTCAGCTTATTGGTACAAAATATGTTCCAGGTGTAGAACACATGTATGGTTTGAGACAAGCCATTGCAACGGGATTGATGAAAGAGATTAAAAAAGCGGCTAAGAATGTTGCTCCTTCTCCTTCCAGTTTTAATTATGGAGTTAAAGGCACTCAACTAGATAGAATAATTACTGGTCAAGTAGAAAATGCTTTTAATACTCGAGATATGGCTCAGCGTCGAGAATATATTAAAACTGCTAATCAAAAAATAGCAGAATTTAAAAGCGAATACCCAGGAAAGTATCCTAAATATGTCGTTGATAAAGTTGGAAACATTAAGGATGTTAATATGAGAAATATTAATTTGGCAAAACAGTCTTTAAACAAACAAGCAACACAGTTTGTTGACTATCTTATTAAGACACCAGGATTTAAAGAATCCAAAGAGTTTGCAAGTTTACCTGAAACAAGTCAGACTCTTATTCAAAGTCGAATAGATAAATCACCAAGATTTTATAATCAATTAGTTAAATCAATTAATTCAGTTCCAGCTTTAAAATCCATGATGGAAAAAAGAGTGAGATGTGCTGAAGGATGTTTAGCTCAAGTTGCTAAAAATGAACCTGGTAAATTTGGAAAGGCTTTAGAAACTCTTCCTCAAAAAGCAAAAGGTTTTTTAGGTCTTTTGGGTAGAGGCGGAATGAAAGCCGCGCCGCTAGCAGCCGTTGCTGCAGCAGGTGCAATTGCAGAGCCTTTAGTGAAACAATTTAGAAACGATGACCCAACAACATATTTATCTAATCCTGATCAACAAAAAGGAATGTTGTTATCTATGTTAGAGTCTGAAACTCCACAAGTTGATGAAGAAATTTTAAAATGGCAGTATCCAGGTCAAATTGGAGCTACAGCGGCAGGCGCGATCCCTGGTGCCAAGACCCTGTTTCAAGAACGAAGAGGCGTAGGGCCACGAGGACCTTTACCAGAAGGCGTGGGTAAAACTCGAGCAGCTTTAGGCATCAAAGGAGTTTTAGGAAAAACTTTAGGAGCAAGTTTTTCTCCACTAGCGGTAGCGGCTAGTTTACCAATAGGTATCGCTGCTCAAGTCAAAGGAGGGTCTGATTTTGAAGACATAGCAACGGATCCATTTAATTGGATGGGACCCGCATTTGCAAGTTCTGGAGCTCAGATGGCAGCTAGAGGAATTAATAATCCATTATTATTAAAAGCGTTAAGATTAGGAATGAGTCCTAGAGCGTTAATGTTAGGATCTAGATTTTTAGGATTACCAGGATTAGCTTTAACAGCAGGATTAAAAGGATATGACCTATACAAAAACCGGGAACAAGAATAAAACTCTTGTTGCAAATATGCAACATGTTAAGTGGAAGGAAATTCCCCCTTTAAGAGGACCCGATGCACAAGGGTTGAATATACCTTTAAAACAAGTTAGAACTGTGTTAAAATCAGGGGATAAAACAAATGGCAAGAGACGATAGAATTGATAAGGCTATACCCAACGTCGATCAAGAAGTTGGATTACCGGAAGATCAAATTGTAGTAACAGAAGAAGAAAAACTAGCGGAAGTATCACCCGATGGTGCTGAAGTTATTATGGATGAAGAAGGTGGGGCAGAAGTTAATTTTGATCCCATGGCTCAACCTCAAGAAACACAAAATCATTTTGACAATTTAGCGGAACAGCTTTCTGATGATATATTAGGAAGTTTAGGTTCACAGTTAACAGAAAATTATAATCATTATCGTTCTTCTCGAAAAGAATGGGAAGATACTTATATGAAAGGATTAGATTTATTAGGATTTAAATACGTTAATCCAACACAACCGTTTCAAGGAGCTAGTGGTGCAACGCATCCTGTTCTTGCTGAAGCGGTCACACAGTTTCAAGCGCAAGCTTATAAAGAATTACTTCCAGCTATGGGTCCTGTTAGAACCCAAGTATTAGGAAAACCTAGCCGACAAAAAGAAGAACAATCGGTTAGAGTAAAAAATTTCATGAACTATCAGCTCATGGATGTGATGAAAGAGTACGAACCTGAGTTCGATCAAATGCTTTTTTATCTCCCTCTTGCCGGCTCTGCCTTTAAGAAAGTTTATTACGATGAACTTCTTGGCAGAGCGGTATCAAAATTCGTACCCGCTGATGATTTAATTGTCCCGTACACGGCTACCTCATTAGCCGATGCGGAGGCGATTATGCACATGATTAAAATGTCAGATAACGATCTTAGAAAAAAACAAGTTGCAGGTTTTTATCGAGATATTGAATTAAAACCTGGTTATGATCAGGAAACAGAAGTAGAAAAAAAAGAACGTCAATTAGAAGGGGTAAGAAAAACAAGAGACGAAGATGTTTTTACTCTAGTTGAATGCCATGTTGATTTAGATCTAGAAGGATTTGAAGATTTAGGTGAAGATGGAGAACCCACAGGAATTAAACTTCCCTACATTGTTACAATTGAAATGAACTCTAGACAAGTTCTATCAATCAAAAGAAATTATGAAGCTAATGATCCATTAAAAAAAGCAGTTCAGTATTTTGTTCATTTTAGATTTTTACCTGGAATGGGTTTTTACGGTTTTGGATTAATTCATATGATCGGTGGTTTATCAAGAACAGCAACCACTGCTCTTCGTCAGTTATTAGATGCAGGAACATTAAGTAATTTACCTGCAGGTTTTAAACAAAGAGGAATACGAGTAAGAGACGAGGCCCAAGCAATACAGCCCGGCGAATTTAGAGATGTCGACGCACCTGGTGGAAATATCAGAGATGCATTTATGACTCTACCTTTCAAAGAACCATCACAGACATTATTGTCGTTGATGGGAATTGTTGTCCA